AATCAAAGAAGTATGTAATCAAGAAGCTATATGAAAAGTCTAGAAAAAATCCTTTTCTAATAAATAGCTCGTACGAGGAATACTTAAAGTTCTTAGTTAATCAGATAGAAACAATGAGTAGTGAGAGTATTGATGTAGATTCCGATGATGTAGAGTCTAAGATATACGATACTCTTAAGAAACTAAATTGGTTGAAGGTGGTAAATGCGTTTGTAGTAGGTATCATTACTACTAACATAGGAGTCTAGTATGCCATCAAGAGAAAGAGCTGTACAGCAAACAAGAGAAGATACGATAGATTGTTCTTGTTGTGGTGCTGAGGTAAGAGAGTCTAGAAGTGAAGAAGCATATGGAGACCTCTATTGTATAAACTGCTTTTGTGAATACTATAATTATTGCTATTCATGTGATATAGTTGTAGATATGGATGAAGCCATTTATTTTAGAGATGACTGCTATTGTCAAGACTGTGCTCCAAATGGTATATACGAAAATATAGATAGGCTTGAGTCCCTTAGTTTACCTACCTCTTCTATATGTACGCATAGGTCTGAGTATATAGAAGAGTTTCCTGTTAATAGAATGGTGGGCGTAGAGGTAGAGTGTATGGTTCCAGATGAGGATGGTATAGCCTCTCCAGAGAACTGGGTTAATTGTAGCGATGGTTCTATAAGTTCTATTAGTGGATACTCTGGTGTAGAGATGGTATCATACCCTGCAAACTCAGTAGCATTGTTGGGTAATATATCAAACATAATAGAGTGGAGAGATACTTACGGAGCTATAGTTAATAAAAGCTGTGGTTTACACATACACTTCAACTCTCTAGATATGACTGCAAGAGAAGTTGCACACATAGGAATAGTATACAATCACTTCCAAGAAATGCTGAAAGAGATGATGCCTAACTCTAGGCAAGATTCTAATTGGTGTAAGGACTTTACTTTAGATAGTAGAACACTTAGAAATGTAGATGATGAAGAGACATTAATAAACCTTTACTATGAATACATGATGGGTTCAGTACCTAGTACAGATAAATACAATGACGCTAGGTATTGTGCTCTTAATATTCATTCTAGATATTATCATGGTAGCTTAGAGTTTAGACTACACTCTGGTACAATTAGCAAGGTTAAGATATTGAATTGGATACAGATACTAAACTGCATAGTAGAAAAAGGTATAGAGATATCTCAATATAAAGAAGATGAGTTCAAGAAGTATATATCAACATCTTATGTTAGACATATTGTACCTACGTTTGGAGAAGAGTTAACTGCCTATATTAATAAAAGAAGAAGAAAATTTATGGACTCTCGATGAGAAAAAACAAAAAAATACTTGTTTCAAATAAGCACATATTGATAAATTTAAACAGAGAAAAAGAGGTAAAATCATGCCGTTAAAGGGATTTAAGTACCCAGATGGTGAGGTGGTATCTCTAGAGAAAGTAAGTAGAGGATTGGTAGATGTAGAAAGAATGGGTGTATCTTTACCCACTATACTACATATGTCAGCAGATAGAGACCCAGATAGAAAGCCTTCAACCACAGAACTACTTAGTGGTACTTGTGAGGCATACCTAAAGAGAGTAGAGAACTACTACATTCATCCAGAAGATAACGCCTTTGCATTAGCAGGTACACTACATCATCTGAAGCTAGAGAAGTCAGCTTCTATAGAGGACAGACTAGCATCAGAGATTACACTAGAAAGTCTAGGTATTACAGGAACAGTAGACCTATACGACAAAGAAACTAGAACACTTGTAGATTACAAGTTTTCTGGCTCCTACAAAATAGCTAAGTGTCTAGGTATACAATCTAGATACACAAAGCACCCTACAGAAGTCTACAAGAGAAGTGGTAGATGGGGTAAGAAAGGAACACCTAAAAGAGTAAAAGAGTTCTATATAGATAGAGATACTGCTGACCTAGAAGATTGGTCATGGCAGGTAAACTTCTATAGATTTCTATTAGAAAGCTATGGATATCCAGTAGATAGGATGTACATACAAGCTACAGTTCGTGATGGTGGATTACAGATTGCTAGAGATAGAGGCGTAGATAAGAAGATATACATGATAGAAGTTCCTTTTATAGACAACGAACATTTAAAAGATAGGTTTAGAACAAAGAGAGATAACTTACTAGGGGCACTAGAGCTTGGCGAGTTGCCAGAAGAATGTACAGATGAAGAAAAATGGGGTGGTACTAAGTGTGAATCTTTTTGCGATGTTAGAGATGTATGCCCTTACAACGTAGCTAGGAGAGAGCAATGAAGAGTAAGAAGAAAGTAGATAGATGGACAGTAAAAGAAGAGAGAGATGGCACTACTTGGTGGTTAATAAGAGGTGGTGCATTCACAGATAAGGTTAACAATAGGTATAAACACAGACTATTTGAAGACTACGACGAAGCCTGTGTATACTCTGGTAACATTAATAGACAAAGTGGTAGAGCAACTAAGGTAGTAAAAGCGAGGACTAAATATGGCAAAGTATATGGATGATATAGCGAGGAATATGATTGACTTGATAAAGGTAAAGGAAAGCATAGACAGTATACACTTTAGAATAAGCCAGATAGAGATAGCACTAACTCATCTAATGTTTGTGGTTGCTAATCAAGAGAAGGAACTACCCAAGTTTAAGAATAACATAGCTAAGGCAGAAGAGATGGCTAGTGCAGATTTAGATACACTACTATCAATACTATCTAATAAAGAAAAAGCTGAAGCATAAATAAAAGAGGTGTTAATGAGCGAGGAGAAAACTATAGTAAAAAAAGATACTGACCTAGCAGAAGTACTTAACGATATGAGGTCTCTACATGAGAAGGTATCTATGATTAATACGCCAAAGTCTCAAGTCAAAAAGAAGTTTGGTCTTGACTATGTAGAGATTGGCTACATGAAGAAGATGGCAGATAAGTACTATCCCGGATGGTCTTGGACTATCATAAATACAGAACCTATGGGTAGCGAAGCCTTTATGGTACATGGAAGACTCAAGTGGTTTGAAGGTGGTATATGGAGAAATGGAGACATGACTGCCGCACATAGAATACAGAAGAAGAGGGATAGCCAAGAGTTTGTAGATGTAGGTAACGACATAAAGTCAGCTAATACAGACTGTATGAAGAAAGCATTCAACATGTATCTTAATATTGCAGACGATGTATATAGAAACAGAGTTGAAGACACTTCACTAAGCGAAGATGATATTCTCTACATAACAGAGAATATGGAAGGCTTAAGTGATGAAAGAAAAGAAGAGATATCTCTTTACATTGAGAATGGAGACATTGAGAAGGGAGATATAGAGAAGGTAATAAGAAGAATAGAACAAATAAAGGAAGAAGAAAATGAGTAATTCTGTAGACTCAGTGCTTGATGAAGTAATGGGTGGTGAATCATTTTATGACCCACTAGAAGACAAGCCTAGCGTAATAGTTCCAGAAGGAGAGTATTATGCACATGTGAAGGAGTTCACGGTAAAAGAAGATGTAGTAGTAAGAGGAAGACATCTAGCAGATATATACAACATTAGCTTCAAGCTAGCTACTAACAATTCAGACAAGATGTTTGGAGAGCATAGTGGTTCTCTGTTTGTAGATAAAGTTGTACGTTCTAAAGGTTTCTTTAGGTTTAAGAATCCTAGTGACAATAAACTACAGCCTAACTCTGGTGGCAATAGAGAGTTTAAGGATGTATGTGAGTCACTCGGTATAAAGCCAGAAGAGAAAGAAGTAGATGGAAGAAAGGTGTATGCACTACCAGTACTTACACCATCCAACTGCGAAGGTATGCCTGCTATAATAAAGATAAAGCACGAGAAATGGACTAACAGAGATGGAGAAGAAGTCACATCTCCTAAAGCTGTATCTGTTTATTCTTGGAGTAATGGTAAACGTGACCTTTCTGATATACCATTCTAGATGAGAATAACTAATAGCGAGTACAACCTAATCATTAGGTCTCTTAGTACCTTAATAAGCTATGGTAAGGAACTAGCTTCTTATCACAGAGAAGCTGAAGTACTTAAGGGTAAGCTGGAAAAGGAATACAATGAGATAGCAGAAAGAAATATGGCTGAAGGTATGACTAAGGAAGAAGAAGAGCTTTACCCTAGTAGATTGAATACGGAATATGGGGGAGAACCTAGTGACAATAAAAAAGTGGAATGAGATAGAACATTCTTTTACAACTAAGTTTGGATGGTACGATGGCTTAAGATACATTACTACAGAACTTAAGAACATAACAAAGGGTAAGAGAAGTGTCTATGAGTTGAGTAGTAAGGAAGATTACTACTTGATTAAGAAGTTAAGAACAGTATATGAAAAGGAGCCAACATGGCGAGAAAAAGAAAATCACAAGTAGCAAAAGTAAGAGACTTCCTGTTCTCTGGTAAGAAACTTACAGCTAAGACAGCTATTAGTCGCTTTGGAATATATAGACTAGCGGCTGTAATACATGTGCTACGTACTACTTTCAACATGAATATTAGCACCGATAACACGAAGGGTTATGCTACATATTCACTAACTACTAAGTAGTTATTGCAAGGTCTGGGGTGTACCTAAAACACCCCAAAAATTTATTTCCTTATAGATAGGTTGGGGCGTACCTTGAGTTTTGTTTGTATGTTTCGTTCCTCAAAAACGCCCAAAGATTTTAATATAACAGTAGGAGTAAGAAATGAGAGAAGTAATACTTGAAGTCCACGAACATATAGTTAAAGATGACTATGCTGAATCTAAAATAAATAAGATTTTAGAATGGCTTAGGCGAGGAGAAGAGGAAGGTTTCTTAGACTTTGAATTTAATACATATACAAAATAATAGGAGTAAGAGATGAGATACTACTGGGAAGCGTTGTTTAGTTCAGAGTATTTTCCCTACTGGGAGTTTACTATGTTGATGATGCTATGTCTTCAGATAAGTCACATATGGAGACTACACAGAATAGAAGACAAGCTAAATAAATAGATAGGTATTATATATGGAGAGGGTTTGTATTAACTTAATCCCACAAGCAGAACACATAAGCAAGTGGGGAAGTGGTTGCTTTGAGTCAATCGTTTTCTTAAAATTAAGGTGATATGAGGTCTTATAAAACATGGGTTGGCGTCTATGTATCTCTCTCCATATATATAAAACAACATGAAGAATAAGAACAACAAAATAACAAAGAGAGCTATATCTAGAGATATAAATACTATATCTAGATTAGTTCTAGCTAATAAAAAAGCAATAGATGTATTAGGTGACTTCCTTTATAACTATTTAGAGATGAAGGGAGAAACAGAACTATATACTAAGTTTATGGAGGAGAAGATAGATGGATTTCTTAAAGAAAGTGGACAGGGGGATTCAGAAGTTTCTAGAGAGCCCATTCAAAAAGAAAAGGAATAGAAAACGTGCCGTCAAAAAACAAAGCAAGAGGAAATAGGTTTGAACGAGAAGTAGTAAACCTAGCAAAAGAACACGGTTTAGAGTCTGTTAGAGCATGGGGTTCAGATGGTAGGTCTCTAGGTCTAGACTCTGATGTTGATTTAACAATAGAAGAATACACCGTACAATGTAAGGTACGGAAAAGGATAGCAAAATGGTTGAAGCCATCGGAACAAATAGAGGGATTACACCTTCAATGCGTAAAGGAATCAAGGGGGGAGATATACGGTATAATGTTGATGACGGATTTATTAGAAATAATGAAAAAAGTAAAGACACAGGAGAGTATTATAAGGAGATTGAAAGAGCAAGATATCTAGATATAAAGCACTATCTAGGTGATAGCTGGATAGATTATGATTGCGTTCCTAAAAGGGGAGTGTATAGAAACCTTATACCACCATCAACAAAGTCTAAGGTGTATAGATGCTCTGATTGTGGCTCTGCATACCAAACTGACACTATAGATACTAAGGGGAAAAACGTAGGGAACTCTATTCTAATGCAAAGCATGTTTAACATAGTGCCTTTAGATAAGGGAGATTGCGGTCTCTGTGGCTAAGTGTCCACTATGTTCTGGTAAGATACCAAAGAAAGATGTATCTATCAGACTTAAAACATTAAGACTTGCTAGGTCTCCTAGGATTCTAAAGATAATAGACAGCGTAGTATCTTCTTTATCTAGGCATTGGATTATACATGACATAGATGTAGCAGGTTTCCTAGCTGAGATTGAAAAGATAAACGACAACATAATTATAGAATCTATAAATAGATTTAAAAAGAAGGGTGGTATTGAACAAGGGTTTAACCTTAAGTATCTTACTGGCATAATAAAAAATGAGAGTAAAAGATATAAGCTTAGAGAAGAATATGAAAGAAGGTCTCTAGATAGGATACCACCAAAATTAAAGGACAGCGATGAACAGTATTGAATTAGAACAAGCACTACTTGGATGTCTAATTACTAACAGTGACTATGTAGACTCTGTAAAGCAGTACATTCCAGAAGATGATTTTTTCTACTCATCCTTTAACCAGAAGGTATGGAATGCAATAGACAGTCTTAATACTAGAGGTGAGGATATAGATTTAATAACTGTATGTGAAGAGGTAGGCACAAAGGTAGATGGGTACAGTACAAAGTATGAGATAACTGGATTTCTTGATACTGTAACTTCTGCATCTAATGCAGTATTGTATGCTAAAAAACTACATGCATACTACCTCAGAAGAGTACTATACGTACAGATAAACGAGATATCAAAGGGTATAAAAGATAGGTCTGTTGGAACAGATAACTTACTAGAAGAGGCACATACAACCATAGGCAACATCATAAAGCTACAGCCTAATAAAACTTTTGATATAGATTCGTTACTTGATGAGACTAAAGACTCCATACTTAACTCAACTACCCAGATACAAACTGGCATAGGAACACTTGATAGAGTTATAACTGGCATGACCAGAGGTGAGGTTACTATAATAGCTGGTAGACCGGGTAATGCTAAGACTACTGTAGCCGCAAACATAGCTAGGAACCTAGTTCATAGAGGACTAAAGGTTGCCATGTTTAACAGAGAGATGCCGAATACTGAGATGATGAAGAAGTTTATAGCTATGGAGTCTAGGTCTTTGCAATACAGAAACTTAAGAAACAATATAGGTATAGACCAGATAGAACTTAGCGATATATCTTCTACAATATCAGAGACATATAGTGATAAGCTATTTATGTTTGATGATGTCAGGGATATAGAGGGTACATTTCGTGAGATAAAAGCTATAAATCCAGATGTAGTTATTGATGACCACATAGGATTAATAGAGCATCCAACGCATGATAGAAGAGACCTTAGACTTAAGATAGGTGATGTTAGTCGTAGTTATAAATGGCTAGCTAAGGCTGAGAATATGTCTGTTATATTGGTGTCTCAGATGAACAGAAACATGGAGCACAGAAATGATAGAGTGCCTAGGTTGTCTGACCTAGCTGAATCTGGTAACTTAGAACAGGATGCAGAGATAGTAGTATTTACACACTATCCTTGGGTGTCAAGGTATGGAGACGATGGTAATAGTGATTGCTTTCTAGAACTTATAGTAGCTAAGAACAGATATGGTAGCACTAACTCTTGCGAGGTTGGGTATCACGGTAACAGTTGCTTAGTTACTAATACAGAATCTGAGGCAGTAGAACTAGCAAAGAGAAGAGGAGATAGCGTAAGCGGTACACCTAAGCCTTTCTAAAACTATCTAACTTTTTCAAAAGGGTCAAATCTATATGTGGGGGTAGTCATTAAATCTTTAGTGGCTTGTATATAATCCTGCGTATCAATTCCTTGTTCTTTAAGATATTGAGAAAGCGGTTTTCCTTTGCCCAGTCTAAACCTAGAAATATTCATTAACCTATTCAATGTTCTTTGTAGCCCCTCTTTAGCCTCAAAGCTTTTTATAATAGGTATATTTGTTCTAGATAATTGCCCTAATAACTTTAGCATATTTGGAGAGAAATCAGATTCACCTAATGGTAGTTGTAGTATATCTATAAGCTTAATGTTTTCAGTAGGTATATTGCCTCTTACTCTTTCTTCAAACTCAAATCTAGGATTTTTCATTCTAAGTCCTTTTAGCTCTTTTGCTGTTTTGTTTTCTATCAACCTCATTAATGTTTCAGTTGGTTGGTTTTTATATGACATTGTTTTTCCATAGTTTCTAGCTGTAAAGGGTTGCATTGTAAAACCTTTTTTAACCATCTCATCCCTATCTAATACAAATCTAATATCTGTACCTATGCTTCCATGAGGTCTTGATGCAAACATAGGGTCTCTGGTAACTGAAACTGCTCTTGTCCCACCAATTAGATTTTCACCCGGAAACTTTCCAGTACCGTAAATACTTCCTGTGTCTAATATATTAGCCGCACCTTGTCCAGTTGTATAATGAGATACCGGATTACGTAAGCCAGTTTTTTCTAAGAGTTTTTTACCTACGCTACCAAGACTTTTCAATGTAAGCAATGGAGATAGAGCTATGTTCTCTACAATAGGGTCTACTCCACCTATGTACTGAGGTCTAGTATCTGCACGCATACTACCAGTTTGTGCGAGTTTATCTAGTTCAGCTTGTAGTATTAAGTTATCTATATTGTTGTGAACACCTGTAGATGCAGGTTGGAAATATTCATTTGTAATTTGAGGGTCTGATGATTTTTTTTTACGGCTATAATAATACCCATCTGCACCTTTATATATTTCATAACCAGATTCTTCTTCGCCTAAAACAGTTTCATCCCAAGTATCGTGACCCCTACCTTTTAATATTCTACCAGATTCAGGCTCTCTACTTTGCCATTTACCATATTTATCTGGGCTAATACCATATTTAATAGCTGTTTTATAATCATACCCGGAACCTTCCGGGTTAAAGTATTCATTAATACTGTTAGACATTCTTAAACTTCTCGTCTTTTTTTAGCTTTCTGCATTTTTCTTTTTATAACTTCTTTTCTACCTATATCACTTACTGTTATAGGGTAAAGAGGATAAGCTTTATTCCAATCTCTTATGTCATCTAGTGCTCTTTGATAGTCTTCTTTAGAACTAGATTTTACTAGAGCATCTAATATTTGAGTTCTTTTTCTGCCTCTTAAAAACTTTATCCTAGATTCTTTTAATCCTTTTGTTTCAAATCTTTTAGAAAGGTCTCTAAGTAATGGACTTCCTGTCATTTTTAAACCTCTAGGAAAAGCTCTTTTTATAAAGTCACCTCTATAGTTTTTATAATCTCTTTCCATGTTTTCTAGAAACTGAAAGAAACCTTCTATGTCAGATACAAATGGAGGTGAAACAAAAAAAATTAATGCATTAGTTACTGTTTTACCTTCTTCTAGCCCTGCCATTAGAAAGTCTCCAAGAAAACCAAACGCTCCTATTGCGGCTATGTTTTCAACTATTTCCCTTCCGTCTGTTTCAAAGAAAGTAGATGGGTCGTATGCTTTCTCACCAGATGCTAATTGTTTTAAAAGTTCTTTTGCTTTTAGTGATACTGCTCCAGTAGCCATACCACCTGCGGCTAACCTAAGAATAGGCATAAAGTTACCAAGAGATAGGTCATGCTTCAAAGTATCTACTATAAACTTGTACTGCCTAAATCCAAAAGATTTAAACTGTAGAAATGGTTTCATTGCAGGTCTATTTAATACTAATGGGTCTGCTAATATATCTTTTTGTAGCTGTGATTTTATAGCAAACTTACCTATTGCATCTATCATGTTAGTATTTGATATCTTTCCTTTCTTAATACTCTTAGGGTCTATACCCATTTTTGTAAGAGTTGCATCAGCCCACTGCTTAGAACCTGTTCTTCCTAATCCAAACCCTCTTTTCCCAGATGATATAGCTACTAAGTCATCTATTAAAACTCTTGCAGATGCCGCGGCTAATATATTGTTTATAGAGTTTATTCTATTGAACTGAGATATATCAGTTAGCCTACCAACAACCTTTTTAGATATATCTCCTTGCTGTGATATACCCATCATCTCATTTATGTACTTGTACAAGTTTGCACCAGATGCATCAACCTGTCTCTTAAAATCTTTATCTGTATGGTATAGATATGCACCCTTAGTAAATCTCCAATACCCTGCTGACAAAGCTGAGGATATTGCAAACTGAGAAAGGTTCATAGCTGTTGCTGTACCTAGTGCTATCTTAGTAGAAGTTTCCCACTCCATAACTTTCTGCATAAAATCTTTTATACCGGGATTTAAATTGTAGTTTCTGTTTCTACCTATTGTTCCCATAACATGATTGTGAAGTTCCCTCATTATTGCAATGTCTTCCTGCCTTGCGTTCTGTAAAAGGTTTTCGTAAATCTTTCCTTCTCTACCAAAATGCTTAACCTCAGAAGACCTTCTAGCTACGTTTGCTGAATATATACCAAGTAGCTTTCTTATATCTCTTTCATACAAATTTTTAGGTAGCTTATATTTTCTACTCTTTTCTAGGTTGCCATCCATCCTAAACACTTCACCATATGTTAACCTACCCATCAAAGACATAGCTTTAAAAGGACTTAGCTCTTCAAGTTTTGGCAGTCCCCCAAGTATAGTTTCATACGTTTCTCTTGTTTCTTTTGATAGAGAAGGTATTGTTTTTTTGATGATTCTATTTAAAAACTTAGCTTCTCCGGGTTTATTTTTAGCAAATGTTTCTGGGTTATTCATTGCTTGTATAATCATATCAATTACATCATCTTTAAGACTATACATTTTATAATCACCTTTTAAGTCTCTCTTTGCTTGCTTTGAAACTATGTCAGCTAATTTATATACATCTGAAAATATCTTTTCTGCTACGTTTGGTTTAAGTATAGAAGCTACATACCTATCAAAGTAACCCGGAATCTTTACACCTGACTCAGTAGCCTTGTTAAATAAAAAGTCTGTTATTTGTTTATAAGCTATAGTTTCTGGTATCTCTACTCCCTGCTCTACAGCATCAGTAAGTAACTCCCAGTAATTCTTTTTAACCTGTGACTCTGGAATATTCATGGCTCTTGAAAGATTTTTAACTTGCTCTGTAGTAGGATTCTTTTTATTGAAACCATTTATATTCATAAGGTCGTATGTTTCTGCCAAAGTTCTTCTCTGGTCAACAACAAACTTATCTACCTTTGCTATGTATATCCTCCTAGCAGGGTCTATTGTTCCAACATTCCTCGCTGGTCTAAAATAGTCAAATAATTTTTTAGCAGGAGCTGGTAGCATTTCATCTAGAAAAACACTATACCTTGGCTTTGCATGTAGTATACCATCTTTTTCAAGTTTTGTTATTTGCTTTTTTAACTCAGACTCAAACTGTAATTTTTTTCTATACTCTCCTCTTTCTACATTGCTTAATTCTTTTAATGTTCTAGGTATTGTAACATCACCCTTTACCAGAGCCCTGCTAGTTTCTTTCATTTTCTTAGAATAATTTAATTCTTTTTCCATAGACCTAATGTCATCTATGTATATTTTTCTAAGTTTGTTTGGCTCTATGTTTACATTTTCTACCAGTCTATTATAAGTGTAGAATATGTCTTTAGGCATTTTTTCAGATTCTTTCTTTGCAAAGAACTTGACAAACATATTGTCTTTGTCTTCTCCTATGACCTTAAATTTGTTTCTACCTTTTTTATCAGCGTAGATGTCATCCATTCTTTGTTGAGAAGTTTTTTGCGTTGCCCTTGAAAATCCCTCTTGATATTTTAATTCATCTGGTACGCTTTCAAACCTAAGCTCAGGTTGCATAGCGTTTTTTCTAAATTCATTTAGCTTGTTAAATCCTGTTGTAGCAACTTTATTTACTCCCTTTATACCTAGTATCATTCCGCCTGCATGAGCCCAGTCTTCTATTGTTGGAGCTCTTCCTTCCAAAAGAGGAGAAGCAGTTCCAAACCCAGCTACTTCTGCTAGCGTTCTAGAAACAACGCCAGCACCAGCTTGAGTTAAGAAAGCGTCAGTTCCTCCTGTCATACCCCCTAAAACAACACCTTTTGCACCTGCCTTAACTACCTTTCCCGGAGATATAGTTCCATCTGATAAGTACTCATTTAGTGCCTCTCCTGCTCCAGAGTATAGACCTAGTGCACCTGCACCACCACCAGCCTTAGAGGCTAGCTTTTGTTGGAAAGCACTAGCTTTTAGAGCCGCCTTATTAGCGACATCTTTTGAAGCTCTATTTTTTAATAGTTTTCTATATATAAGTTTTCTAGCTACACCTTTTGTAGCAAAACCACCTATACCACCACCCAAAACAGTAGTTGCAAAATCTAAAGGCATAAAAAAAGATGCAATACCAGCTCCTAAATCTGCTATTAATCCGGGGTGGTAATTTCCCAAGTCATAAACTTGGTCTTTATTTGTTGCTATAGCTTCAGACATACCCTGCAATGAACGATTATAGCCATCTTTCCAAACCTTTCCCAATGCGTCTATTATACCAGTGCCGTCTTCAGGCTTATATTCAAATTCAAGTTCCTCGTTTAGCTTGTATTGTGGAAACTTACGTATAATCATTCTATACGCTGTATCATCTGTCATTGAGTTGTAGGATGGGTTTACATCTCTAAATCTATTTACTAACTCAGCTTTTGTCATATTGGGATTAAATTGAGACATTAAATATTGTACTCCGCATTAGAAAGAATTAATGATTTTAGCTCCTGAATAGGTATTTTTGTTTGCTGAGAAAGTGCTCTATAAAATGATTCATTAAATTTTTTATTTGAAAAGTTTCCTTGTGACGACATGTATGGTCTTATCTCACGTAACTTGTCTTGTTCTTTTGTTATTGCCCTAGCAAGTATTAATTTACTATTGCCCTCTAACTTATTATACCTTTTTTTAAGCCTTTCTATTTTTTTCAAAATTTTTCTAGTAGAAGATGTAACTGATTCTACATTTATAAAGCTTCCATCTGGTCTGCGTAGTCCTGTATCTAAAGTTGGTCTAACATCTCCAAATAATTCAGACTGAACTGGCTCAATGCTGGGAGCTTCTCTTTCTGTTGCACCAGCTACGTTTAACCTGTCAACTAACCTATCTGCCATTGTTTTTTGTTGCTCCTCTTCAACAGGCTCTTCTGCTCTTGCTAAAAACTCTGGTGGAACTGGTGATTCTTCTGTTAGTCTGGGGTCGCTTGGGTTATAATCATCTATCCTATCTTCATCTAGAACTCTGGGTGCAGTATCTTCAGATGCTAGTAAATTTGATAAATCTTGAGGTGACTGTATTGAGACATCTGAGTCATCATTTGCAAACTGGATTGCTGTCTCTACAGCGTTTTCTGCTATTTGTTCGTCATCAGAAAAAAGATTTTCGTAACTTGCAAGGTCTTCTGTATCGTCAGTTAAATCAGCTATTTCAAAAGCATCCCTCTCTCTAGGTTGTGCAAAAGGGTCTACTTCAAAACCCATGTTCATACCTGAGTCACCCAATAACCTATTAATTATTCCATATGAATTAGCAATTTCAGTGTCAACATTATCTACTCTTGCTAAAAGCTCCTTATCTTCATCACTTCCAGTTCCAGCTATTTTTTCAAGTAAAGATGTTGCTCTTTTCTCAAACTGTGCTATTCTTCCACTATGAAAATTAATTTGAGCTACTTCTTGTTCAGTTAAGTCCCCTCTTTTGTTCATAAAACTATTGGCTAAAAACTCTTTATACAGTTGTGGATTTTCAATAAAAGATATAGCATCATCCGAACTCATCGGAGTATCTTGATTTAATGGGTTTTGATTGTATCTTTCAGCAAAAGCTTCTGCCCTAGCTAAATCACTAGCACCCCTACTCTGAAGACTCATAAGTTGTCTTTTCGCCATCATTCTTTCTTTAGGGTCTGCTATATCTACAATTAAAGAATCCGGGTTCATGTTAGCAAAGTCTTTAGCGTTATAGCCATCTGTTATAGAAGAAATATTTGAGCTAACTTTACTTCTCATATTTGCATCTTTTTGCATTTCAAAAATTTCTTTATTTCTTTGCTCTTGATTTATACTAAGATTTCTTAAAAAATCTTGTTGCTCTAGAGAATCTTGATATCTTCTTTCCTCAGTATCAAATTTTCTTTTTTGCAACTCAAGCCTAGCATCTGCACGCTCCTGCTCTCTTTGCATTGCTTGATACTCTGGACTAAAGTATTTAGATACTTCTTTTAAAAATACATCTAGACCGCTATCGGGTTCTTGTAAAACTATTTGTCTCCTGTATAATCCGTTTGACATAATATCCTCTTAAGTTTAAAAGTCTCCCTGAATGTACTGACCTAAATCCTCCATCCAAGTATAAACTTCTCCATTATACTCAACCTTTCCTTGGTTGGTATCTGGTAATTGACCAACAACCATGTACCCAGAGCTAGGACTCTGTGAGCCAGAGTAGGCTGTTGCTGGTTGGTACGCTTCAAAATCAGCACCTGCCTCTTCCCTTTCTGCTAGTGCCGCTAAGGCAGATTGCATTTGCTCATCTATGGAACTAGATATCACTCCTTCAGAACGCATTCTTGCAATGTCTTCTAATCTTTCTCTATTTTCCATAATTCTTCTTTCTCCAATACCGGAGCCTGCAAATGTTGATTGACTGGGGGGAACCATAAGTCTGTCCCTGAGACTACCATAGCCCTCTTCTATTTCAGCGTAAGCATCTCCTAAATCTAATCCAAAAGTTTCTTCAAATTTTGACTTTATCTCATCGTCCGTTGGTGCAAATCCGTACTGCTGGTATAAGCTATTAAAAAAAGCATTAGGTACGTAGTTATTGGAATACGCTCCACCTCCGCCACCTTCTTGCCCGCTCATGTCAATGTCACCGCCAGTTATAAACCCTGCAGATTTTCTAGTTTCTTCTATGCTATCTTGATTGTTTAGTGTGTTAATAGCAAGTAGCTCGTCTATAGCTGAATGACCATGTTCTCCTTTAGGAACAAGACCTCCACCTGTATATCCTAATCTATCTGCGTTATTTATCATGTCCATAAAATCTGTTCCTAGTTCGTCTACAGCTTCTTTCCTAACTACGTACTCACCACTTCGAGCCATTATAGGTACATTATCTAACTGAGCCACTATACTATCCTCCTTGCGTAGGGCATCATATTTAGCAACCCTCCGCCCATATAATTATCCATCATACCTCCACCCATGTAGTTATCCATCATGCCGCCATCTTGATATGATTTTTTATATACATCCTTAGCTTCTTTAATTAATTTTCTAGCATACCTATCTGCAAGTTCTTCATCCCCTGTTCTAGACAAATTTCTCACAAAATCTGACATAGTTGGACTTTGCTTTGATAATTGACGAAGCATACTCCCTTCTCCTCCTCGATTAAACCTATCAGACATTAATAATTTTTTTATTTTAGATAATGTAACATCCCCAGAACCAAAAATTCCAGCATATCCTTTGTTTAATATACCAGCGACCGGTATAAAATTACCTTCAGAAATACCAAGAATATCTTCTTCTGAAAAAACACCACCACGAGAACCTGCATCAAACATTGAATACTGAGGGGTTCTTTCAGCCATGTCACTCAATGCAAGTAAATTCATTATATTTGTTGCTGTGTTGTCTTGGACTTCCCCACCGTCTTGCATGTACCCCATACGATTTCTAACTTTTTCAGGTAGCTTTGATAATCCTTTATTTCCTTCGGGTATGGGTTTTAACTTTTTGCGTACAGAGCCTCCCTCTTTCTGACTGTCTAAGAAGCGTAGAAATTGAGTAAATTGTGCTCCTGTTGTAGGAACTGGAAGCTCATCTTCCATTATAGCAGATGTATTTAAGTTATACATATCCTCAAATTCATTTAGATTCATTGGTACTACATCTTTAAATCTAAGTCTATCTTCCCTAGAAAAAGGTAGTGGTTGCCCAGTTAGATTCATTGGTACAGAAGCAACTCCAAACCCAGTTGTTAATTCAGACATGGGTTTACTTTCAAGATTTAATAACTTCAATCTGTCCTTTATGCCCTTAAGACCACCAACTTTATCTCCTGCAAATTTAACAAGACCACTAGCACCTGCTCCTAAAGCCCTGTTAAGAGAATCAGTTCCTTGAGACTTTTCATAGTCAGAAAGAGTTTCAAAATCTGATTGCATATAACCAGTTGGGGAGTCACCTGTTGTAACCCTAGGCACACTTCTTTTTAATGCATCAGACGTAAGACTGCCAACAACATTTCCAATAACAGGAGGTAAAACTGCTTTAGAGATACCTTGTATTGCCATATCTGCAAGTCCAAGTAAACCAGTTCTATTCTTAACTTTTCTAATTTGCTCTTCAAGCTCCTCTTGAGCTGTTTTAACATCTCTTCTAAAACCTATTCTGTCTAAAAGTCTTCTCGTTCCCATAGAGTTTGAGCCTCCAAAAAAACCACCCTCTTGGTACTGTCTCATAGTTTTGTATTTCATTTTTTTACCCATTTAAATTAGCTTGGTATATTAGAACCTAAAATCATTAACCAGTTATCATAAGAAGTGCAAAAGAAAACAGCAACATCATTCTCACCATTTAGGGAGAAACTACTTGAAGCAACTGTAAATATGCCTCCCTCATCGTCTCTTACTACAATAGTTCTTGCATCATGCACAGCTTGTATTACAAGTATTTGACCCGGTTTACCACCCTTTATTATATCTAAGTTGTCAGAAGATGCAGAGCCCAAAGTGTCAACTTTATGAAAAGAATGCGTTGGTGTTATAGTTCCTGCAGAATCCAAAGTTAAATCAGCACCCCTTGGAAAAACTAGGGGGCTGGCTATAACAGATGATATTAAATCGCCCCTAACAACTAAGTTTCTATCTACGTATTCGTTCCCATCAGAAGACATATTTGTTTTATAAAGTTTTCCATCTTTTTTAAAAGACAACGCTGGTTGCCTGTTAGAGCCTTTCGTTATTGATATCTGACCATCTACCATGCCGTTTATTGACATGTCAGTTGATGAAAATATATTTGGTTGTTTTGAGTTTAAAACTCTTCTTGTTTCCCTGTCCATTAAGATACACTACCTTGCATTATTGTTCTATAATCTATTGTTATATCATTAATTTCAAATGTTCCTGAGCTAGGAAGATTAAGTCTTAACTGTAAACTTTGACACTCTATCGGGCTAGCAGGTTTAAATACTGCAACATCAAAAGAACTAGAGCTTGGCAAGGTGTCGCTGTCACCTGCTCCAGTTGTAATTGTGCCATCTCCATCAGTTACATCTACAAAACTTTGAGTACCGTTTACTGAATACTCTAGTGGATTTAACTGAGAAGCACTGGACTTATACGTAAGTATTATCTTGTATATTTTTTTTCTCAATCCGGGTTGACCAAAGTCTATGTCTCTTGTAACTAAAACTTGATTTGACTGAGAAAGTTGGTATGCTAAATATTTTACAATCTCAATGGTTGTTGAGCTAGCTTCTTTACCAACTATTAAATTATTATTCCAATCTGTTACGAAGTTTGTATAGTAATGACTATCTGTAAATAGGTTTGTATTAAAAGTCCAGCCATTAGAATCAAAGTCGTATATAAAACAATGATGACTGTTTTGAGTGGCATCCCTAGGAGACCTCATAATTATTAACTGGTTACTAATTGCATCGTAACCCATCATACAATCTTTTATGTGTGCAGAGCCAGAGGCAAAGTCTTGCCAGTTTGAAACATTGGCATTTGTAGAATCGTTTACAGATATTTTTGTTCTTGTTAGATTTCTTACGGAACTTCCATCGTATAGAAAACATCCAGCTTCATTTGCCCAAGCAACTCCAAACTCTGTTTTCGCAACGCTATATTGAAAGCTAACGCCAGACTTTTGAATAGTGTTTTCTAAAAACCAACCACTTGGAGATGGACTAGATATATTTATTATATGAACTAAGTTGTGCTTGTAAGCCAATAACCTGTCAGCAAAAGACTCTAGTGCAGTATACTCTCCAAAGTCACCCTTAGAAACGTCTATAAAGTTAAGAGGTAAGAATGTGTCAAACTTATTTATTTCTGAATACATTAACCTATCACCATACTTTCTTTTAGAGCCATCTGATTCTTTTAGTATAACATTGGCAATAAAATTTCTTCTACCTGCTATTGTAGAGGCTTGATATGTTTCTTTTACCTTGCCAAGAGAGTTGAACTTGTACTCATGAGAATAACCATTTAGCGTTCTAAATGTATCTAAATTAGGGCGAACAGCCTTTAATCCTACTGAACTACTAGCCGCAGAATAATATCCTCCATTTTGAGTATTAGCCGCAGTACTAGAAGCCCTATAAACCCAAGCAGTATACTCATCTTCTAAAGACATTCTAGCACCTCTGTTTATATCTATATCTACAAAAAGTGTTAACTCGTCTTCACTGTCCTTTTCTCTTATGTATATTCTACCACCGGATATTCTACCAGTATAAAATCTATCTGCATACACGGTGCACTCTAAAGCTTTTAAATCTGTGGTGACATTTAGTGTGTTATTAAATTTAGAAGGAAGGCTTTCCTGTACTTCGTCATATATAAATGTTTGATAAAATTCATAATCCTTTGTCTCCCACATACCCTCATCAGCATGTGAACTTACACCTATATTCCAACCTATTCCTCTTTTATATATAGCTCCACTATTGTCAGCTACAGTATTATCACCAACTTTAGCACCACCATATTGCCTGTATACACGAACCTCTTGCACTGTTCCTGCACTACCCTCAGAGGGTCTTCTAACCATAAAACATTCTGGTTGTTCATTTGATGTGCTTAATATCGAGTAAACTTGACCCACTTCAAAAGCACTGTTTGCAGAGGACAAACCTGTACTTGCATAGTCAAAAGAAATAAAATCTTCTGTTGCTGTTAGTGCTTCTGCTGTCTGTGCATCATTTCCGTTTCCATCTTCTACTATGCCATTTAGAACGCTGTAGTGAGTATCTGTAGCTACTGTATGTTCGGTTCCACCAGATGTTATATTTGCTATATTTTTTGTTGGAGATATTAATGATGTTGGGTGTTCGTGCCACCCATTAAATGACAATCCCTTCGTGTTGTTAAATTGATTTCTCTGTATATAGCCATACCATTTCATTATAGAATTGTTGCTAGTATTAGAATCTGTAACTCTTAATACTTCGTCAGAAAAATTAAATACAAACTCTGACGTAGAAACATGTTCACTGGCTGGATTTATCAGTACTGGGTTTATTTCAGAAGCAATCCAGCCATCATCTGTAGCACTTGGGTCTGATATTGAATTAAAAGACCATACATCAACCACATTGTTTTCTGAGTCTCCAAGAGCACATAGCCTGTCGCCAGTAACCTTTCTACCTTTAATTATTATATTAGAAGCCGCACCTGCAGAAGAGGATGTAAATGTAAGGTTTGCACTAGGGTTTGTGCCACCTCCTCCTATTCCTGTAACATTTGCAGATAGACCAACTGCAGTTACGTCTATACCAAACGTTCCAGTAGAGTTTGCTGATGTAACTGTAGTTCCAGAAGCTAATCCCCCTGCACTAGATGTTATTGTCTGACCAACTCTAACATCAGAATTACTACTTATATCTAAATGATTATCTCCATTTGAGAAAGATGCTGAGGTTCCCACTGTGAATGCAACTTCATCTACTATTGGTCTTCCAGCAACCATCATGTAATGGTCTCCACTATTTTGTGTAAATCCTATAACTGTATATACACCGTCATTAAAGTGACTGCCAGAAACAGTTATGGTGTCTCCGATTGCTAATCCAGCTACGTTTGTCCAGTAATCAGCATCTCCTTCGTATTTGATATACTGAGTTGATGGTATTATCGCTAAAGCCATTATAAAGTACTAGATGCCCCCTCTGTATCATCCCCACTTGGCGGAGCTGATGTTCCTGTTACATTACTGTTTTGAGGATTAACAAACCATATATTGCCAGTGGATGCACCAACTGTAAATGTTTGTGATGAATCCTCATTAAACTCATTCTTTCTACTGTGGTCAGACTCAAAATAAAATAGATTAAAACCTCCACCCCTATTTGTTCTTCCACTTGTTAAACCCGGACTGCTATCAGACCTATTGTCTAGACTGGCTGTTACTATTGATATATACTTTGAAAGATTTGCACCGCCCGATGAGGGACTAGCCCTATGGTCAGCTAAAGCACCAGCACTTTTTATTTTTCCTAGAGCATCTATTGACATATTGTCTATTCTGCTTGCTTCATTTTCAGATATATCTCTAGGGTCTTTTACTGTGTTTACTCCACCAGCAAAGCTTCTTATAGTGTATTTTTGTCTAGGCATTAATCTAATATCTCCACATGGACTAAGTCATCAAACTTATTATCGTTTATATCTCCATCGCTATTCCAATCTCCACCCCATCTAATTTTAACACCCATTGCCTTTCCAAGACCTCTTAACATTCCACCCATATAGTGAAACATTTCTCTATCATTCCAGTCTATTGGATAGGGAGCTAAGTCTACAGCCTTGCCCTCCATGTGCTTAGAGTACTTTACTTTCGTTGCTCCCTTAGCCAACAGCTCTTTCTGTCTTTCTTCGCTTCGCAATCCTTCTATTATGGTAACATCCATTATTTTTATAAGTTCATTTAAAACATTGACTAACCTAGAGTCAACTCCCTTTAACCTTTCCTTACTTCTTTTACCAAACTTGTACATAATATTACTTTCTCTTTCTTGCTGTTGTTTTTCTTTTGGCTGGTTTTTTCTTACCACCCCTTAATAAATCTGCATCTGCTTTTCTAGCACCACCCTTACCAGTTGCAAAACTTCTTACACGACCAGCCGCCCACTGATGAGCACTAACTCCGGGTCTAGAGCCACTAGAATAATACGCACCCAGACCTCTGGAGTAAACTTTTGAAAGCTTTGATTTAGACATACCAGAACTCTTAGCATACTTAGCAATAACTGCGGCTTTACTTCCGCCTGCTTTTGGCTTTGTTTTTCTTTTTACTGCTTTTTTTCTTGCCACTTTTACTCCTTTGCTTTGATATTTTATCCATCATAGCTGGTGTTAATCTACCAGACTTATACAGTCTTCTTGTTCTAAGTATCTCAGACTCTGTTCTTTTTTTATTTTTAGAGCCCTTAACATACTTCTTAGGAACTCCTCTTTTTGTCTTCGGTACTTTTTTAAACTTTCTTGCCATGTGCCCTTCTTATAGCTTCTTTTCCTTTTTTAAAAATCTTTGCTTGTGCTAGCTTTCCAGCAACCTTTGACCTTTGCTCTCCTACTGTTAGTATTTGTATTTTACGAGCAAAAGGTTTTTTAATTCTTTTAACTTTGGCAACTGTAGCTATGGCATCAGAAGGAGTCGCAAACTTTATACCTACTGTATCCTTTGGGTTTTCATCTGTGTATAATCTTCGACCACTACCCTTTGGCTTCTTACCAGTTCCAACCTTGGGGTCTTTTTTCTTCCTAGCCACTACTTCTTTATTTTTTTAATTTTACCGTTCTTAGTCCTAGCAAACTTATGAGTTTTTGTTTCTCTTATGAGAGTTCCACTATAAGTTTTGCCACCCCACTTCCAACTAACTCTCCTAGCCATTACTTCTTCTTTTTCTTAGCCATTTTTTTCTTTTTCTTTTTCATCATTTTCTTACCGCCATATCCAGATTTGCCATGCTTCATGCTACTTTCCTTTTTTCTTTGCGTTAGAGTGAACCATTTGCACTTTAAAACTTGCCATAAGACTTGAGCCCTTATGTGCTTTGTATCCACCTCTAGGGTTTTTCATTAATTTATAACTTGCACCAGACTTCATCCAATGATATCCAGCAGGAGCTTTTACTTTTTTATTCATATTACCACTTAACCTTATTAGCCCACCAAGCCGCAGACATTTTACCTCTTGCAATGTTCTTAGCATGACGAGCCTTAAATGATTTTCTTTTTGCTTTCATTCTTGCTGATTCACCTTTCTTGGGTTTACCAGCAGTTCCTGAAAGTTTGCCGACCTTTTTACCCTGTTGACCAAAGCGTATTGTCTTTATTTTACTACCCTCTTTTGCGACAACAACATGTGATTTAGTAGGGTGGTTAGGTGTTCTTTTGGGTTTATTATACCCACTAACACCAGCTCTCGCAAGCCTAGGGTCTTTCTTTTTACCTTTCTTAGCAGGCATTACAACCCAAGCTTCTTAAGTAAGACACCTTTGATAATTTTCCAAAGTGCCTCAAGAATAGCTTTTTCTGTTTTCTCACTAATAATTGGAATATCAATGGCTTTATTTAGCTCATCAATAATCTCATCCTTTGTTGAGTCAGCTAGTAACTCATCTGCTATCATTTTCATTAACATTACATCAACCTCATTATTGTATTTACGATTATAGGAAGGCTTATAACAGCAACTGTTCCCCATACTTGCATCTTTGCAATCTGAGATTCATGCTCAAAAACCTTTCCATTGAGTTTTTCTAAATGTTTTTCTACCTTTACTAAGGTATTAAATATAGTTCTTTGCCTTTCGTCAAACTTAACCATCATTGCGTATAAGTCTTGCTTTTCCATATTAGTGCTTTCCATTTATCCTAGATAAAGAACCTTCGATTCTTGAGACTTGATTGTCCAAGTCGTTAACCTCTTTAGTTAGAGCATCAAACTTCCTATCAAGCTTATCATCGGATTGATTCCATCTTGAAATAAGTTTAATAATCATGCCTTCCATGTTCTCTAGGTTTTCACTTTGACCTTTGTTTTCAACTTTTAAGTTTTCTAATGTTTCTTGTTGCCGTGCTGATTTATTAGATAAAGAAACTACCAAATATACAAACATAGCACCAACAACCCCTATCATTCCCGCTTCACCGTATAGTGCTAAAAAATCCATTACTTAACCCTTACCTCTTCCCATTTATTGTGCAATATGCAATAATTATCTCCATGATATATCTTATCAGCATACCAATGCATTGTAGAATCATGTGCTACTATTTCTATAAAAACAGTATTAGTCATTTCTTTTTTTGGATTTAACTCGTAACCTGCCACTCTCCACCCCGGACTGCAACCTATCACTGTTAACATACTTAATAGGGATATCATAACTCTTACTAACAACTTCAAAATCTCCATTTTTTAATTTTAATATTTTTTTATTCATTACCGCCTCCATATCTTTGATATGAACCAATTCTTTATTCTAGTAGACAACTTAGGTTTCATAATCATTTTAACCCTACGTTCCATTCTAGAGGTTCTTCTTACCCTCTGTAAGCTATGCATACTGCTGTAGAATCTGTATGATTTACAATGCCGCTAAAGTTGCCGTAAAGTATTTCTCCGGGTATCAAGTTAAAAAAAGAATCAATATTGTCACCAATATTACATGTTACTTTTAATTTTAGAAACTCAGTGGTTCCGCTAGAATCTTTTCCTAAAGCCTGTATTGCAACCCAAGAACCTGTATCTGGATTGACAACTGTTGTGTCGTGCTCTCCAATAACGTCAAATCCGTTTTGACCCATGAGTAGGTTGCTTGCTTCTTTCTCTGTATATTTATATAAAGACATACTATACCTTTAAATGCTTAGATACTTCATTGTCTCCTGCCATCATGGGAACTATTCTTGATAGCAACTCTGATTTCGTTTCAGAGCTAGAGTAACTTATACCTCTTTTATCGTAAAAATCTTTTATCTCTGCTTTTGTATTAGAATCGGTTGGGTAATCTGATTGCGAAGTAGCAACTGCATTAATTAAATGATGCTTTCCAACTATCAATCTACCGTGACCTCCACCGTGCTCGTCATCGCACTGGTCAACATAGGCTTGCTCAATCGTTGCCCAACTATCACTTCTCTGTATAATCTCTCCGTCTTTTACTAAGAAGTATTTATACCTAGAAGGATAAGTCAGGGTCTCTACCGTACCATCTGGATATGTCTTTTTCCTAACAAGACCGGGAGTGGAGTTTCTGTACAACCTTAAGTAATGACCCTGAGAACTTTTCCTTATAAGCATTAGTCTTCCTTTACTTCTTCTAAAGACTTTTTGAGCATATTAATAAATGCTTCACGACCTACCCTTAATTGGTCTGCAACAAAACTGTTTGATGCTTGTTTGTTTTGTATATCGTTAATATGATTTACCATCATTTTTTGCTCATCAGTCATATCTTCTATAACGTACTCTTTACCGTCAAGATTCAAGACTGGCTTTTCTTTTTCTTTTTTAGCCATTATTGACTCCTTATGTTAGTTGTTATTTACTTTCTAATTCTTCTACCCTTGCAGATAACTCCTGTACAGCTTTAATTAAAGGAAATATAAGATTTCCATAAGTCAAAGTCTTAATACCACTATCCTGTGTTGGTGCATACGTTTCTACGTTCCCAACACCATGCTTTGCAAGTGCCGCCTCAACTTCTTGTGCAATTAATCCAACCTGCGTTTCTGTTGGGTCACTTGGTCTTTCATGTATTAGGTTACCATCTTCATCTTTTGCATCCCATTTGCTATGTCGTATTTCATCTGGAAAGTCTACTGGATTTTTATACAGATATGTTTTCAACTTTAATTCTTTAATAAAATCAACACCTTTCAAATCATAATCAGCCACATCTTTTTTAGTTCTCTCATCAGATGAGTATGCTGTTATGCTTGTAACTTGTGCCTTGATAGCTGAAATACTTGTATTTCCTAATGCTATTTCATTATCACCAGTACCATCTGCATTGTAACCTATTACAGTTTGATTACCAGCGTTAGCTCCACTTCCATTAGTATAAGCACCCAGAAATGTATTTTGAGTTCCTGTTGTTAAATTATTAGTTCCGTCATGCCCTGAATTACTTCCTAAAGAAGTATTAAAAGTTCCTGTGCTAATATCACCGCCAGCACTAGCACCAATACCTGTGTTATGAGTAGCTACGGAACCTCCACCACCGGGGTCATTAGGTGCAACCATTTCTAGTGCCATCCTTCCCACTCCAGTATTAAAACTTCCATGAACATTAGTTTCTAATGTTTCGTAACCTATCGCTACATTATATTCCCCTACTGTATTAAGTGTTAATGCTTTATAACCTAATGCAGTATTTTGGTCACCTACATTTATAGATTTACCTGCTTGATACCCTATAGCAGTTGAACCAGAGCCAGAAGTAAGAACTTGTAATGCTTGATAACCAATACCAATTATACCATCTACAGTAATATCAGCACCTTGACCAGCGTGATAGCCAATTAAAATACTGTCATCTGAATTTGTTGTGCTTGCACCAGCTCCAGAACCAATAAGTACATTCTCGTGTCCAGTAGTCATAGCAAGACCAGCATTACCGCCTATTGCTACGTTTTCAATACCAGTACCGTTTGCCGCTGTTAAAGCTTTGTAACCTATTCCAACATTATAACCATCTCCAGAATTGTCTGTAGCGTTTAATGCTTGGTATCCCACAGCAACATTTCTATTTCCTACATTGCTTACTAAGGCTCCAGAACCAACTGCTACGTTGTAATCTCCAGCATTTGCAAAGTTTGCCGAATATCCTATAGCTACGTTATGTGTTCCATCAGTACAATTTTTTAATGTATCAGCGCCTAAAGCTGTATTTTGACTGCCAGTATTTATATTATTACCACTTCTATACCCCACCATCGCGTTAGCAGTTCCACTGGTAAGAGGAGCTAAAGCCTTAAATCCAATACCTGTATTTGAATCTGCACCACTTAGCATTGTGCCAGTACCAGCTACTTGGTGACCAATAAAAGTATTTTCTACTCCACCAGTGGCTGTATTTAATCCAGCTTGATAGCCAAATAAAGTTGTGCCTACTGCTCCACTTGCATCATTGTTGCTTAGTGAGATTCTTGAATCAGAATCTAAAATCATATTTGTGACAGCAGTACCACCAGAAGTATCCGTACCAAAACTTATATTACCACCATTATGCTGATTTAAAATTGTTAAATTATTTAATTTAGCTAATATGACTTGGTTATCGCTTCCACCACTTCCTTCAGAATAAATACGAAATTGATTTGTACTTCCTAAATGAATTTGTCCACTAAATAAAGCTGATTGATCAGAGCCTAGCGTTAAAGCATCAGTTGTATTAGTTTTAAAGTGCATTTGGTCAGTATTATTATCATACCTTATTTGACCAATATCTCCATCACCTCCAGTACCACTATCTCCAAAATCAATAATAGCATCTAAAGCTGTGCCAGTTGTAAGCCTTATTCCGACATTAGCACTTGTATCTGTTATGTGTAATTTTCTTGAGGCAGAACTAGAGCCAATAGCTAAACTACCATCAGATGTGATTCTCATAGCTTCAGAAGTATTGGTTGTAAATGCCATCGCATTTGTAGAACCATGTATATAAACAATTTTTCCTATATCTACAACATCAGAGTCACCGAAGTGTATTCGTGACTCATCATTGTTGCCCCCAAGTAGCCTTAAACCAGCAGACGAATTTGATGCTTCTGTTTCAACCTTTGCATAAACATTACCACTAGATGCTTGTACATGGAGAAGTTCATCTACATTTGCACCAGCAGTGCCAATTCCTAATCTCCCATCATGGGTGAAAGTCATTACATTATCACTTGTTGTAACAGAACCATCATCTGCCGCTGAATCTGTATAAAAAACTAAATCCATTACTCCAAAGTTATCAGCTCTAACTGCCCCCATATATGCTTTACCACCGGGATTATCAGTTCTTCCACTAAATAGAATACCTAAATGTTCAGTACCACTTATAGCTGGGTCTTCCATTTTTATACCACCAGTTAAAACATTATTTCCTCCACCTTCAACACGAATATGAAGTGGAGTATCTACATTCCCATCAACAGCATTGCCTATTCCTAATTTTCCAGCGGATGTAAGTCTCATTCTTTCTAAAACACTACCGTTATTAGCAGTATAAAATTTCATAGCTCCATAATTATCTCCAGTATCTCTTACTGTAGAAATTTTTCCTATAGTAGTTTCTGATGTAGCATCGTCTTGCCAAGTCCAATCTAGAGATACACCAGAACCATCACCAGCTCCTGTGCTATCATCATATTTTAATCTCATAGCTGTATATTCTTGATTGTCTAAACTACCAGAAATACTTACATCTAAAGTTCCATTTATTATTTCATCGTAATTACCAGAACCATTACCATTGACAGTTAAATCTCCATCTATAGTAACATCACCAGAGATTGTACCTCCAGCTAAAGACA